GCTCGTATTGTGTCGCTTACTGGGTTACTAAAAGAGCGCTCCCAGCTTGTGCATACAACTTTAATTTCAATTTCTTCCCTTGGTGGCGTCCAATCAAATGATTCTGTCCCGCCTCGAGCAATAAAAAAATTTTCGATTTCTGTGGCCTCTTCTAATGTTCTATTTACAAATGACACGCTCCAATTAGATGAAACGTTGTTAATCCCTTGAGCTATTCTTTGCGCGTAGCCGTCACCAAATTGAATATTTGAAATTTTTGGCTGAGTTCTTTTTGCTGAAGAAAAATCAACCGTATAAGTAAAAGTCGTCATTGATTACCCTCTGGCCAGCATTCCGCCAGGCCGCATTTGACTAACAAGTTCGCTCTTAACCGCCATCGAAATAACCTGGCCAAGCTCACGCCCGCGCTGGCTATCCGAGGAAGTGTCAGTTTCTTCGCTTCCATTTGCAATATTTACGTTTACTATCACTGAAGTATTTCCGCCACCCGTTCCGCCTTTCATAGAAACCGGAATCGATCTACCGTCCGGTAATGGAACATACGCCTCAGGCATTGAACCTTCACCGAATAAGGCAAGTTGGGGCGAGTTAGCTATTCCCCCGCGCGCGTATTTTTTTAAATTTTGTGGGCCGCTAGAGGTCATGATACCACCGTCAGCAAATCCAGCCGCACCCATTGCCGATGCGATTGCTCTTTGAATGGCAATTTTAAGAAGCATATCAGTGATCGAACTTGCCAAATCTGCAAAACTTAGTTTTCCAGTTTTTACAAAGCTCATTAATGCGTCTTCTAATCCAGTAAACGCCGTGTTAAAAACATCTCTCGTTTGTTTTGCGGTGTCCGTTGCGGATTCTTTGTAGTCTTTAAATGCTTGCTTTGCTCCCGCTCCGAATGATTTTTTTTGTGATGCTGCAAAATCAACTTGTGCCTGTTTTAATTTTATAATGTCTTGTACTTCAGCTTGATATGCGGCCCGTTGCTCAGAGTTTTTAAAACTAGTAAGCGCCTTCGCGGCCTTTGTATTTTCCTCTAAAGCAATTTTTTGCTTCTCATATTCAACCGATGTTAAATTTAACTCATTTCTTTCTAGCGCGTACGTTGCCGATAAGGCCTTTCGTTCTTCGGAAATAGATTTAACCGCGTTCATTTCTTGATCTAATTTTGCAACGGATTCTTTATCAAAATCCGGAATCCCTGGGTTTTCTTTTTTTGTTCTTGTTTTAATTTGATCGGCGGTGCCATCTCCGGCAAGTATAGAATTTTTACCAGTTTTATTCGCAAACTCAATAGTATTAGAAGCGCGTTGTTTACTTCTAGACATAAAATCACTTTCTAATTTTTTTATATCATCAAAAGAACCACCCGAAAGAAGTGCTTTGGCCTCTTTGAATCTTGTCACAAAAGCATCGGCGATTTGAAGAATTGCGTTGTAAGTTACATTAAGGCCAACCGCCAAAAATCTGCATGCTTCACCTAGTACGTCAAAAAATCCGATAGATTCCTGACCGGCCGAAGGTAGACTATTGAACGCTTTTAAAATGTCGTTAAACACCGGAAGTAAATCGCCAAGCGCGCCTATTGTTAGCGATGCAAAGCCTCTTTTAATTCCATTAATACTATCATTAAACGCGTCCGCTTGTGCCGCGAAGTCATCCGTTATCGTAATCCCAGCGCCTTCAATGGCAGCACGCCCACCATTAATAAGAGGTATTAATTGCGACCATGATTTACCGAAAAGCGCATTCGCTGCCGCGGCCTTTGCTGGGCCATCGGGATATTTTGAAAGCCTGTCAGCGACTTGTAAAAATACTTCGTTCGCATCGCTTCCGTATCTTTTAAGATCGATTCCTAGCTTCGTAAACGCGTCAGCGCCGCCCTTATTATTGGCCTCGCCTAATGACTTAGTGAATTTAGTAAGCGCGCCTTCAAGGCCTTCAAAGCCTAGCCCAGAATCTTCCGCTGCCGCTTTTAAATCAGATAGCGCTTGAACTCCGAAGCCAGTTTTTTGGCTTAATTCTTGAAGGCCGTCGGCCATATCGATAATAGATTTTGTATATTGAACGACTTCGCGAATAGCAAGAACGGCAACAAAGCTTTTTATAGCTGAGCCAAAAGTTCCAAGCTGCGAGCTTATTCCTTTGGCGGTCGTGCCAAGCGATTTAAAATCTGCCTGAGCGCGTTTAATTTCTGGGCCACCCTTATAGTTTGCAACAACATCGACGGCGGCTCGGTAATTAAGTGCCATTTTTCCCCTTGTTTGATTCTTGTAGTTCTTTAATCTTCTTTAGGGCGGCTGCCTCGATTACTTGAATTTCTTCAAAAATCGTCTTTCTATCTTTTATATTATAAAGTTTAAACAGAAAATCAATCGATTGGTAGTTTAATCCGGTGGCTCCACTAAACCCCATGACCCATTGAGTACTAGCCGCCACAAAAGTTTTTACGGCCGTCCAGTTATCTTCGAACACTTCAAACGTGTCTGACTGTTTTACTATTTTATTTAAAATATCGGCAGGCGCGCCAAAGGCTTCAAGGTCGCTAGATACTTTTTCCTCTGGGCGGCCTGTTACCCAAAACGCTCCGGCCTCTTCTAGTTTTTTCTTTTTGCACCTGTAATAGATTCAAAAAAAGCGGTAACAATCGCGCCAGCTACAAGCGCAACATCTAAAAGTTGTTCTTTATTTTCTATTGAAAAAGGCATTTCATTTTTTTCGTCATCATGAACGCCTTTCCAGCCGACTAGAATTTCTTTCGCTAAATCAATGTCTGAAATTTCTTCTTTTTCGATTTGCTTTTGAATTTCTCTTATTCGCGAGTTAGTCACGCGCTTAAATTCAGCGTCAAACCTTTCCTCGGCATGACGCCCGCCCGACATTGGAAATTTAACAACCACTGGCCATATATACGATTCAGATTTCTTAATAATAAACATGCAGGCCTCTTATTATTTTAAAGTAATTGTAAATTCATTGTTACCACTACTCGACGGATTGGCCGTATAAGGAATAGATAACATTTGAATGCCGTTGCTATCTTGGTAATTTGGATTTCCAATCAATACCGAAGGCGCATCTAATTTAACTTTATAACCATTAGCAGAACCATGCGTAAGAGTCATAACACTTGAAACTTGATCGGCCGCTAAGCTGAAAAAATCTTTCGCCGCTATTGTCGGAGCTTCTAAAATGAACTGGCCCGCCGGTTTTCTGTCTAATATTTTAACTGACTCAGAGCCAATTAATGTAATGTATTGAACATCATTCGCAACATCTAAATTCATTGATTCTAGAAGTGCAGAATATGAAGCCAAAGAAAATATCAATGTGTTTTGAGTGTTTGCAATTTGTGGAATCATGAACCCAGAAAAATCAGTAGTCGGAGCCGCAACATCCGCAGGGTCGTTATAAATTCCTGTAAAACTAAATTTAAAAGTCGGTATTTGCTTAACTGCTAAATTCATTTCAACCGTTCCCATGCACCCAGTAAGCTTATGAAGAATCCCGTCAACATTATAATAAATCGTACATGATTCAAATGCTGAAGAAACCGGAGTGTAAACATATCCAGTTCTATAAACTGGTGTCCCGTCCGCTGCAACGTCATCAACCGCGCCCGCCGCTGGGAATGTGAAAGTATCATCACCCGTTTTTGTAATTACAACGCCTGCAGGAATGTTACATGCCGCATCTGTAAAGCCACTTGGAATAATTTTATCGCCCGTTACTAAACCGTGGGCCACTTTGCCAACCGTAACAACTGCCGAAGCAATTGCCGCCGAAGTCATCGCCGTCGTAGTCGCCGCACCGACCATGGCGCACGATCTAAGTAAACAGTCGTATCCTGGAACCTTACCAATTACGCCCGCCGCTTGCATCTCAACTTCGAACTCTGCTCTAGAAAATTTCTGGGCCATTAACTGCTCGGAATTTCCAAGGTATGAACGTATAAGATCGCGAGAAACTAATTCCGCTTCGATCGGAGTTACTGAAAGATTTTTTACAAGCATCGCATTCGATGTTCCGTCCGGAGTAGGGTCAGTTCCGTAAGCGCCTTCGATTTTTGCTAAGATCGTTCTTTTTCTGGTTAGTAATGACATTCTTCCCCCAATATTTTAAATCGTTGTAATACTATTATAAGCCGTTTGATATGTTGCTCGGAATCGCATTGTTGCAATTCCTAATGGTTTATCTGCTTCAAGAAATTGCCAGTCCACTCCCTCGGGAACAAGATCAACGACCATTGCAAGTAATGCAGCGTCGCCGATAATTTGTTCGTGAACATCTTCCATAATAGGGTCAAGGGTAGTTTCTAATGTGTCCGATCTTACAAGTGCCGAAACTGAAAAAGTTAGCGACCACGTAAGTCGATTGTGTGATTGAACGTCAGGATTGTCGGCCAATGGCTCGACTACTAATGCCGGAAATTCGTTGCGCTCAAAAGGAGCAACGCGACTTCGATAAATTCTAGTACTAACACCAGCAACCCCGGCCAATGCGGCGACTGCTCTGGCGAGAATTGTTTCGCGTTTACTTGCCACCTATTAAGCCTTTGAAAGAGTAACGAGGCTAAGCGTCCCGTCGTCTTGTTTTATGTTTCTCCGAACCGAATACGTTGCCGCTGCAATTGTAACCGTGTCACCATAGTCCAAATCCGATACGTCCGAAGTTTTCGCCAGTATCGAATAGTCACTAGTCACCGCTAAATCGCCGACAACGATTTCAGGCTCGTTAAATATAGCTAGGAAAGTAGCACTACCAGAAGTTACGGTTATCCCGAAATCTGCTAGTAATGCTGTAGTGTCCCCAGTTATGTCCATTTTTTACTTGTATTTCTTTTTCCCGATAACTGAAGCTGAAACAACGCCTTCACCAGTTCCGCCAGCAATGACGAAATCTAATTTAAGGTATCTCATTAAGCTATCTGAATTAACTCTTACTGATTGCGATGATGCAGTATTGGCAATAGTAGTAAAACCACCCCCAGAAACATCAGTAAACGTGCCGTCAGAAGTAGCACACTCTTGCAATTTTAATGCATTTGTTACGCCAGTTCCCGAAGCCGTTGAATGCATAATTACAGTAATTGGCCCTTCGTAATCTCTTAAATCAACTGCAGCACTTTCAGCGGTAGCCGTAACAACTGCCGGAGCGTGAAGCGTTTTAATTTCCAAAGCTGATAGCATAATCAAGTCCTTTTATAAAAGTGGCCGCGATATTGCACGCAGCCACTTCATTTTTTAATTATTAGATAGTTTTGTTACCGTAGCAGAATGATTCTGCATGTCTAACTGCAACGTCTACGTCTTGGAAAGCTACGATTCTTACTGTTCCCTCTTTGCTTCCAGTGTAAGGGTCAACCATAAGGTCTAAACCACTCCAAAAAGCAAGCATCAAGTCGGCCCAGTTACCAAACCAGAAATCTGGGTCAGTACTAGAAAGAGTTAAAACTTGGTTAGAGCATTCTAATTTATAACCATTTACTAGGCCATTTTCGCCCATGATATATTGGCCAGAACCAGAATCCTTGACAGTCCCTTTAAGAAGCCCACGACCTAACGCGTTTGTTAAGTATGAAAGTGCGCCTACATCTGCGTTGTCTGCAGCTACTTGCGATTCCATGCTAATAACTTCTAAGAACGTCGGAGCCGCTGCCGTAAAATCAACTGTATTTACGCCAGAACCAAAAAGACCTAGCGGTTGATTTGCAGAACCAGAACCATATAAAGCAGCATAATCGATCGCAAGTGCAAGCACCGCCGAAAGATCATTTTTAACCATTTGTTCTACCGATGGCGATGATTGAGCCATAAGTTTTCTACTCATATCTGTATAAGCTGCGATTGTCTTTGGAGACATAGCAACCTGGCCAAGAGTTTGAGCGCCTTCAGTAGGAGCAACGTTTTCCCCAACCCAGTACGCAGTAGCCGCGCCCGATTGTTTAGGAATCGAAATATTTCCAACTAGACCGTTTAAAGTCGTAGCGCCAAGTCTTTGAATAACTTGTTTATTTCTTAACAATTCAATAAATGAACCGCCTAAGTGATCTGTTCCAACTAAGTAACCACCAGCACTAGGCGTTCCGGCCACTAAATCTCTTTTCATTGAGCGACTCAAAATATCAAATGGAACCATAATCCCGCGTGACGTTTTTCCGCCCTTTTTTTCTGCAGCGATTGAAACTTCTCTTT